ATGACACTGGAGACATTTGCGGAGGAGATGAAGATCAGAGTTCAGGAAAAGGCAGGGAACCATTATGAGGTGGACCTGGAGCGAGGCCTGGGAAACAACGGGACAGAGGTAATCAGGCTGGCTGTAAAGAAGGAGAGCGACAGTGGTACTGCCCCGGCAGCGCTGCTGAATGGATTCTATAACCAGATATCGGAAAAGGAATCGGAAGATTTTCTGGAAGAAATGGCTGAGGAAATTGTAAGGCTGTTCTGCTTTTCCGATTTTGTGGAGAACTATGGGGAAACACGGGCAGCGCAGGTCATGGATTATGAGTTCTGCAAAGACAAACTCCTGTTTAAGCTGGTCAACACCGGTTTGAACCAGGAGCTCCTTCTTGACAGACCCAATATCCCCTTTCTTGACCTTTCCATTACCTTTTATGTGAGGCTGAAAGAAAGGGACGGAATGGAGACAAGGGTTCCGGTCAATGAGTTTCTAAGGGAGACATGGAAGGTGACAGCGCAGGAGTTATACCAGCAGGCATTAAGGAACGCTCCTGAAACAATGCCGGACAGATTTTCCGAAATGGATCAGATGGCGGCATTCCTGTTGGTAATGGCTGAAGAAATGACACCGGAGATTCAGGATATACTGCCGCCTGTGGAGAAAATGAGAGATGGAACCTTGTATTGTCTGACCAATCATCAGGCCAGAAATGGGGCTTCTGTCTTGCTGTATCCTGGGGTGTTAAAGGAATGTGCCGCAAAGTGCGGAAAAGACTTAGTGATTCTTCCAAGCAGTGTGGATGAGGTCCTTTTAATGCCTCTCAGCGATGGGAATAAGCTGAATGAACTGACGGAAATGGTCAGGGGTATCAACCAGTCGGTCTTGGAACCGGGGAAGGTGCTTTCCGACCACGTTTACCGCTATGAAAACGACCAGATTGTAATGGCGTAGTTTATCAGGAAAGGAGTAGCCGTGCATATCCATAAATACGCGGATTTAGCCTGTTTTCAGGAGATCGGGATTGGAGGAACGCTGCCGGCCACAGAGGAGTACCGGGAGTTTATAAAAAAGCTCCACCCGTCCCAGTTCCTCTCCGGGGGAATCCGGGCCACGCTTTATGAGGTTTCCTATTCCTACATGACCATAAGGGGAAATGGGAGGACAGCGAAGAAATACGCGCTGCTGAACCCGGACCATGAGGAGGCATACATAGAGATTGAAATGCAGATGAGTAACTGGGTGGAAAATCACAACGCAAAACGGCCGTACCGGATGATTTCCAACGTGACCATTCTGGAGATCAAGCCATTGGCCTTTGCGAATATCCAGTTTGAGATTTAGAAAGGTTTCATTCCCTCATTTCCCGGGGAAAACTCCGGGTTGTCCCTTAGAGGACGGGCTACTGTAAGCCCTGGCCTTGAAAAAGAACGGTAAGGGGCGTAAAAAGACACACCGAAGGAAGTATGGCTTTTCCGTCAAGAGCAGAATCTATTTTGCAAAGGACGGGAGAGAATGGAACAATATACATTCATGGATGAACTGCCAAAAAAGACTGCCAGGGCCATAAGTCTATTCCAGATGTTTGAGAAGACAGCGCTGGGATACCGGCCGGAGGGATATTACCTGGCATTCAGCGGAGGAAAGGACAGTGTGGTAATCTATTGGCTGGCAAAGATGGCCGGAGTAAGGTTTACAGCCCACTATCATTTGACAACCGTGGACCCGCCGGAATTAGTCCGGTTTATCCGAAGGGAGTACCCTAAGGTGCAGGTGGAAAAGCCGGAGCTTACCATGTGGGAGCTGATTGTAAAGAAACAGATCCCGCCTCTGAGAAGGGCACGCTATTGTTGTGAGGCCCTAAAGGAGCATGGGGGTGAGGGAGCGTTTACCGTAACCGGAGTCCGCTGGCAGGAGAGCAGGAAACGAAAACAACGAACCAGTCTGGAAATTCTGACTTCTAAAGATCCCATTTACCTGAATTGTGATAATGAAGAATCCCGCCGCCAGGTGGAAACCTGCGCCTTAAAGGGAAAACGTGTGCTGAATCCCATTATCGACTGGACGGAAGAGGAGGTGTGGCGGTTTATCCGTACCTATCATCTCCCTTACTGTGTCCTGTATGACCTGGGGTTTCACAGGCTTGGCTGTCTGGGATGTCCCCTTGCAAGCACGAAAAACAGGGAACGGGAATTTGCCCGTTATCCCCAGTATGCCAGAGCCTATATCCGTGCCTTTGACCGGATGGTGGAGGCACGCATGCCTTCGGGCAAGCCCAGGGGAAGCTGGAAGGATGGGGAGAGCGTGTTTTGGTGGTGGATGTATGGAAATGGGAAAAGGGAGAGACAGATTGACGGACAAATAGAGTTAGAGTTTGGAGATAAGGCCGGGACAGCGGTATAGGAAGGAGGCACCGATCTTTGTGGAGAAACATTCATGCAGGACTTGCAGGAATCTGGAAAAAGAAAGGAAAGAGGTGATGGAAGGCCGTCTGAAAGGGCGGTACCGCTATGGTTGCAGCGGCCAGGGCAGCGGATATGTCTGCGGTTTTCTGGCTGGCGATGAGGATTTGGAGACCTTGTCCTGCGGATTGTGGCATGGGCAGTCTGAGAGAAAGACGGAGAAGGAAGCGCAGAAGCTGGAGAAGGAGCTGGGAGAGAGCCTTCAGGGGCTGTTTGACCGCTGGAATGAGTGGTACGTTAGGGGCTGCCCGGAGGGGAAGGAGACAGACGGGGTGTATTTAAACCGTCTTCGCCTTGCCATAAAGGGGCTGGTGGAACGGATTGAGGAGGCTCTTGAAGAGTCCCGGTTCCCAGAAAGCTATTATTCCCCGCTGCCGCCGGAGATTGCTAAAGATTATATGGCGGATAGGGACAACTTGGTGCGGAGTGCTGAGAGGGCTTTGTACCAGTACCGGAATTCACCGGATTATCTCTGGCTGGAATCTTATATGAATGGGCAGAAAGGTAAGAGTAAGGAGATGGAGAAGGCTGCGGTGTTTTTTGAACATGGGAAGGTCTTGGAGGAGGCGATCAGCCGGAACCAGTATCTTCTTATGAAGCAGGAGATACGGCAGGAAGGGATTTTGGCAGAGCTGGCAAAGTATCGGAGGACTGTTTTGCAGAAGGAGCAGAAGGCAGCCAGGAGAAACAAAAGCGGACAGAAAGGCAAAAAAGATATGTCCGGCCAGTTTACGTTGTTTGAGGAGAAGGCGTCCTGACAGAGCGAAAGCCTCTGACTAGAAGGCAGGAAGCTAAAGAAGTGTAAGGAGTCAACCGCATGGCAGCGGAGTTGCGGCGGGTGGGAATGGAGTCTGATATCATAAAAGGAAACTAGATAAGACGTAGAGAAATAACTGAGAACAAGAATCAGAAAACGTATAGGAAGGAGACAGGAATGGATTATCAGATGTTGGTAAGGAACCTGTTCAATGACATGTTCGTGTTTTTTAACGGGACCCAGCCTCTGGGACTGGAGCCGTTGATGGACGTGTATCAGGATGAGCCGCTGCTCATGGCATTTATCGGCAGGCTGGATGAGGCGGTGAAGGTTCCCTACAATGATGTGATGAAGGAATGTTATGGCTTTTTTAAGCAGTATGCAGGGGGAGAATACACGGATGAGGTCTGGGAGAGGATTGTGAAGGATATCCAGGACTTTAACCAGAAGTGGATGAATCCCTGGTGCCGGGGGATTATGCTGGCGCTGTTGGAGCTGCTGGAACGGGAGGACAAGGAGAGACAGGAACTTCAAAACCAGGGTGGTTCGGCGGAAAACGAAGCGCAGGAGCCAGGATTGCAGGAAACGGAGGGGCAATATGAAGCAGACAAACAGTATGAAATAGAGCCTGGGCAGGAAGGAATGGGGCTTGATCAGGAGACAGGCGGAGAGACTGCCTTGCCGGAAATGGAAATGGGATATGGAGAGGACGGGCAGCAGGAAAATGATCTTGCGGCCTGATCTGCTAAAAGGCTGGGAAGTAATCAAATTCCCGGCCTTTTTAAGCCTTGCTTTTTGTAAAATGGCTGCTGTACCAGAGGTGTTTTCATTTTAGCGGCAGCCATTTCCGATTTCCAAATTGTAATGGCGGACAATAATCACTGGTGGAATTGTATTAACAGGGAGAATGAACATGGCAAAAAGCATTTTTGATAAGATGGAAAATATCCATGAAGTCAACCGCATGGCAGCGGAGCTGCGGCGGCTGGGAATGAGGGAAAAGCTAAAGGAACTGGCAGACAAGAACCGGGTAATGGATGAGGATTTTGAAGCATTTTTTCTGGGGAAGCGGTATTTTCTTGTTGACGCAGGAGAGACACAGAAGACCTATGACACGGCTAGAGCGAAACTGATGGATGAAATGCTTATCCTGAATGATCCACTTTTTGGCAACGTGATTGGCGGTTATCTGCTCCAGTGCTGCAGCGAACCAGGCTTTCAGGAATCTGTGCTTCAGGAGCATAAGACATTACAGAGATGTATTGAATATGTAATGGAGCAGGCTTACGGATTATTGGATGAAAACCAGAAAAAAGCCAGAAAGAACACGGCGGTGGCTGTAGTATCAGACCAGGTATTTGAGTGGGTGAAAAGCTACTATACTCTGGACGACAAAGCAGCCCTGGAAGAAAAGCGGAAAAAAGCAGAGAAGGAGTTTGCGGAGCGGAATAAGCCAAAGGAAAACAAGGCTGCGGGTAGGGGAACTTCTAAAAAGAGGGCTTCCAAAACCTCAAAAACTTCTAAAGCCTCTAAAACATCAAAAAAGAGTTCGGAGGCAGGGATTTCTGGAAAGGCCGGTGCCAGTGGCAATGTGGCAGATTCGGAAAAGAGTCTGGCAGAGAAAAGGGAAACCGGGGATACGTTATCGGAGAATATCCAGACAGAGGATTTACCGGAGACAGAGCCGAACGCTTCAGAGAAAGGACAGATTGAAGGGCAGGTGTCTATGTTTAGTATGGGACCAGCGGCCTAAAGGAAGGCAGCGATATAGGTGAATGATGAGAGAACAATCATGTTCAAAGAGAAACGGATACAAGGCGGACCCTTGTATGGAAGCATGAAAAGGAGAAGATAAAGGAGCGTAAAGAGATGATACTTGCCTATAAAGGATTTGACCTGGATTTGTCCTGCACATCAAGAGGAAACCGTTTCCAGTATGCCCCTGACCGCTGGAATGAGGAGCCCAGGGCCAAGTGCGGAGAGAACGGGTTCCACTGTGCGGAAAATCCCCTGGACTGTCTGACCTATTATCCCTCCATGGAGAAATCCGTCTACTATCTGGTGGTAGCAGCCGGGGATATCAATGATGATGAAAATGGCAGCAGAATCTCATGTACCAGGCTTCGGCTGGTAAAGCGGTTGAACCTGGAGGAGTTTGTGGCCCACAGCCTGAATTATATCTGGAATCATCCCCTCAGGGAGAATAACCGGCGGGTGTGTAAGGAAAGCGGAACCGGAAAGGAAGGCTTTGTGATTGTGAGAGGAAAATCTCCAAGAGCCTGTGGGAAGCTGGGGGATGTTCTTGGAATGGTAAAAGAAAAAAGCGGAAGCAGAGAGGGAATGGAAATGGGGCTTTATATCGTTGACGGCAAGGAGATTTTGCCGGATACATGGTATAACGTCCACGGAAATCCAGTGAAAAGCATGAGGAAAGGAGCAGCAATTCCAGCATGAAGAAATCACAGTTAAAGAAACTGAAATGTTTAAATGCAACAAGGCAGATCATGGAGATGGCAAAAAAGGAAGTGCCAAAAAGAAATGAGTATGATAATCAGGAATCTTTCAGCCGGGGGCTTTTTATGAGGTGCCAGGTGGAGAAGGGAATCCTGAAGGTGTCGCTGTTTCTCACAAGGGACCTGCGCATAGGGAGCCATAGACCTGTGTATCAGGTATTTGTAGACAGGGAGGCCAGAGACTTTGTGACCTGGGATTCGGTTCTGGAGAAATGGAGAGGGGCGAAGGTGGATTATCTGGACTGGCCTCACGCATTCTGGGGAACGGATAGATATATGGGTCCCAAAGATAACAAGATCCTGCAAACGTATCTGGGCGTTTCGGAAGGCGGATACAAGGGGCTTTTGGAATATCAGAGAAAAATACGGGAGGAACAGCTTAAGAAAAGGCACAAAAAGCAGACAGACCCCTGGGATCGGTATCTGGAGCAGGTTCCGGAATTGCCAAAGGACTGGGACCACTGGGTTGACAAGGAGGGAATCGGACAGAATTACATGTTCTACGATTACTCCAGGAAAAAGAACCAGAAAGGGTATTGCAGCTGGTGTGAGAAGGAGGTTCCCATTGAAAAGCCCAAACACAAGAAAGAAGGCGTGTGTCCTGCCTGCGGCCATAAAATCCAGTTTAAGGCCAGGGGACGGGCAGGCAGCTTCTGGACCGATAAGCGGTATGTCTATCTGCTCCAGGAGTGCCGGGACGGAATGGTGCTGCGGGAGTTTCGGGCATGGCGCTGTTATAAGAAGGGAGAATACGAAAACCCGGACTATATCTGCCAGGAAGAGAGGCGGGTTATTTATGGAGACGGCCTGGCAGCCAGAACCTTCTACTATGGGTTATACAAAAAGAGGGATTTCCGGTGGATTGAAACCAGCAGTCTGAGCTATGACCGTCCCAGCGTATACTGGCAGTATTTTAAAGAAAAGTATGAGGGACAGTTGTATGGTATTTCCTTGCCGGACCCGGAGTGCCGGGGACTTATGCGGACGGGGCTGGCCCAGTTTGCCAGACAGAGAGAGCAGACCGATCCGGAGCAGTATTTGTATCATTTAAGGAAGAAACCTTATCTGGAGAGACTGGTAAAATGCGGCCTGTTCCGGTTGTCTGAGGAGGTCTACAATGGGAAGGCGGACCTTAAGATCAGAGAGTCTTCGGATTTTGCCAAATCCATTGGCATAGACCGATACCGGATGAAACGGCTCAGGGAGCATGACGGAGGGAGCGTGTATCTGAAATGGCTGATCTTAGAGAAACATCAGGGAAAAGAAATACCGGATTCGGTGATTGACTATTTTTCCGGATATCAGATTGAGCCGAAAGACCTGGGTTTTATATCGGAGCAAATGAGCGTGGTGCGGATTAAAAATTATGTGGAAAAACAGCACAAATTGTCCGGAAGGCCGCCAAAAGAGCTTCTTTCCACTTGGGCAGATTATCTTTCCATGTCGTTCAGGCTGAGAAGGGATATTACCAGGGAGATTTTTTTCAAACCCAGGAATCTGCTGGAGAGCCATGATGAGGCTGTGGAGCTGTGCGGGAATAAAGAGATTGCCATGCGTGCGGTGGAAGTTACTAAGAAATATCCGGATGTTGATAAAATCTGCCAGTCCGTAAAAGAAAAGTTTGAATTTGCGGATAGGAAGTACCGGATTGTGGCGCCGGAGAAGGTGGAGGATATCATGTATGAAGGGCAGGCCTTAAGGCACTGCGCCGATTCCAGTGATATCTATTATGAACGGATTCAAAACAGGGAGTCCTATATCATGTTTCTTCGGAAGGCGGAGGAGCCGGACAAGCCTTATTATACCCTGGAGGTGGAGCCGGACGGGACAATCCGGCAGAAACGGACCGTAGGCGACAGGCAGAATAAGGACTTAGAGGACGCTGTGGTGTTTTTAAGGAAATGGCAGGAGGAGATCCAGAAAAGGCTTACTCTGGAGGATTACCGGCTTGCAAAGGAAAGCTCCAGGCTCCGGGTGGAGGAATTTAAGAAGCTGCGGGAGGAAAAGGCCAAGATTTGGCATGGGCATTTGCAGGGACAGCTGCTGGCGGACGTGCTGGAGAGAGATTTGATGGAGGCAGTGAGAAGCGCGGAAGTGGGAGACAGGAATTTGGGGTTGCCGGGAGACGGTTTAGTAAGCGGCAATTTATCAGACAGAAGTGAGGAGTGTATCAAGCAGGAAGAGCAGGAAACAGAGCAGAAGGAGAAACTGGTTCTGGCTGTGGCAGCATGATTTTTTGGTGGCTATTGGAGAGGCTGGGAGATAGTTGTTTCTGTATAAGGAAGGATGTGGTTACTTGTGGGAGAGGAATGTAAAGGGGTAAAGACAGTGGAGTTCAGTGAAGCGGATCTGGAGTTACTGTATGACGCCTGCGTTTTTTATGGCGGCCGTCTTACTGCAATCAATAAGGAACTAATTGGCTGTATAGAGGTTGCCGTAAAGTTGGAGGGTAAAGCAAAGGAAGCTTACCAGATGGCAGTGTGGATTGCGAAGCAGATGGGTGACAAGGAGTAAGCAAGGAGGAAAGATGTTATGAAATTTTGTCGGACAAATGGAGAAAAGCGGTTTTTTGAAGTGCAGATTCCGAAATTGATTCGGGCATTGGAGGATGTGACAGAGGCTTTGAACCGGAAGCAGGCTCCAGTGGTGCTGCCAGCAGAGGTGGGAGACGATTTCCTGAGAGAGCTTTACTTTGGGAATGTGGACATCGGAGTAAGTTCTACGGAAGGTTACAGCAATGAGAAGCTGAAAGAGATCACGCTTCTTCAGGAGGAATTACAAAAGGAACTGAATGAGGAACAATGGAAGCTGTTTGAAACATGCAGTTGTAAGATGAGTGGATATACTTCATCGGAGAGCTGCCGGATGTTTCAGCATGGGTTCCGGCTGGCGGTAAATCTGATTATGGCTGGACTTGGTGTGCCGGGAGAAAGTTGATGGATAACAGATACATGAGCAACAAATATATGGGCAATAGTCAGCGGTTGTACCGACATGCTAAGGGAATATAAGCAGGGAGTGATTTTGCATATAAGGATGTGAAACTAAGGGGAGGCAGGAAAGTTAGGCTGCTTCCCCATAGAAAGATTCAGGAAAAAGATTTTTCCGCTTTTCCCTAAAATATCGGTAGGAATCCCGGTGTTTTTTGGTATAATGAAAGTAGTACAGCGATTGGACAGCAGCGGTCGAACTGGCGGCAGGCAGGCGAAAGCGGAATTGTGTAAGATTAAGGCAGAGAAAAACAGCAGTAGGAGGTGTGGTTCCCATGTATCTGAAACGAAAAATATATGACCGGCTGATGGAATGGAAGAACGACAAAAGCCACAGCACCTTGGAGGTAAACGGTGCCAGGCAGACCGGAAAGACTTACATCATCAATAAATTTGCGGATGAAAATTTCAAGCATAAAATTTACATTAATTTGTTTGACCTTTCCGGAAAGCAGTTTATGGAGTGCTATCAGAAAGCAACGGAATGGGTTCCGGGAAGCAGACGGCCGGAGTTTCCGCTTCATGAGGCGGTCCGCCTATATGAACCTTCCTTTCAGGACTGTGGGGATACGGTGATTATCATTGATGAGATTCAGGAATCTTCGGAAATTTATAACCGGATCAGAGAGTTTACCAGACAGTTTCAGGCGCGGTTTATCGTCACGGGAAGCTACCTTGGACGTGTGCTGGAACCGGAGTTTCACTATGCCAGTGGGGATATTACAAAGCTGCGGATTTATACCCTTTCCTTTGAGGAATTTCTGGAGGCACTGGACGGGGAACTTTACCAGGCATGGAGAAGCCTTCCTTCGCCTGAGGCAGATGACAACTGCCCGGAGGTGTATGACCGGCTGAGACTGGCCTATGACCAGTACTGCCAGATTGGCGGCTATCCGAAGGTAGTGGAAGCATATCTGGAAAGGCGGGACGTTCTGGCAGCCCGAAAGGAGCTGGTGCGGATTATCCAGATTTTTTTGGAAGAATCCATGCGGTATTTTAAGGATATTACGGATATCAGTGTGTTTACTAATATTTTCTTAAGTATCTGCCGTATCCTTTTGCGGGAAAAGAAAGGTCTGGAGGAGGACAGTGTCAGTGAAGAACTGCAAAAGCTGGTGACGAAGAATTATTCCAGCAATTTGTCAAAGGAAACCTGCAACCGGGCGATTAGCTGGCTGTACCATTCGGGGATTATCGGATTCTGCGGAAAGATTATTGAAATGGACTTTCTGGATTTTAAGCCGGGAAGACGATGTTTCTTTATGGACCCAGGGGTTGCGGCCTACTATTTAAACAGGGTAGGAACTACGGAGGCGGCTGTTAACGGAACGCTGAATGAGAATTATGTGTTCATCAATCTTTTGAAGCGCCAGGATTTCCCGGAGGAGATTACCTTTGAAATGCCGGCATTTGCCACATATAAGGGCGGAGAGATTGACTATGTGGTGCAGACAATCTGGGGACACAGAAGATATCTGGTGGAGGTGAAATCAGGAAAGGGAAGGGCGGCTACTGCCCTTAAAGCATTGGAGGCTGGAAAGGCGGATTACCTGCTGTATCTGAAAGGCAACACAAAGGGCGGCAGGGAAGGGAAAATTTTCACGCTGCCTCTTTATATGCTGGAGCGATTTGAGTTTTAAAAATAAGAAAGAATAGAGATTCTATTAAGAAAGGCCGTGGGAAACTGCGGCCTTTTGTGATACCACAATATGAAAATGAAAACCATTCGGAAAAAGAAGGAGGAGCCTATGGAGTTAAAGGGAAAATGGCTTGACGAATACTGCAATAGCTGTGGCCGGCAGATCAGTACCTGGGATAAGCGGATATCAAAGGTACTGGCCTACAAATATCCCTGCTGTGAGGACTGTATTGCAAAAGAATATGACATGGAGCCGGAAGATCTTCGCAGGCGCATGGAAAATGTATTTGGAATGCGGCCCTGTCTGGGATTGTAGGGGCCTGCCATGAAAGAGTACAACCTTTTTACGCAAAAACTCTTTGAGCAGGGGTATACTTTTGAACATTATCCTGGCTATGCCAAAATGCCCAATCCGGTTTGCGACCGGAAATTATTTGACATTATGGGAGGCTTCCAATATGAAAACTGGTATCAGAACCAGAAGGTTTATTCCACCGGCTGTGGGCTTTTGTGCCGGGGGTCGGATTTCTCAAACGGATATATGTCTTATATGGGTATTGACTGGAAGCCGGAAAATAATAATCCGGTGATTCTCTGCCCTTACAAAAAGGAACAGTGTACGCTTCGCAGCCCCTTGCTGGACCATGTTGAAGGCGGTGGTATCTGCAAAATCAGTCAGTGCGACTGTCATGAGGTGGATGTGCCCTATGAGTATGAACACAGCAAGGATCGGGTTTGGGATGAACGTCACAAGAGAATCAGGGAAAAATATGAGGAGCTAAAGAGGCAGAAGAAAGGCCATGTCTGCTACTGGCAGACCAGCTATAACGAATGGACGGAGCAGTGGGAGCAGAGGTATGACCCGATGGAATGTGCCAGGATGTGTATGAATACAGGCGGAACCTGCGACCTGAAGCACACGCTGATTTCCAAAAAACGGGGGAATGTATTCTATGATGTGAAGATTACACGAATCCGCCGTGACGGTACGCTGTTTGACGGCCAGAAGGAGATCAGTATCCAGAAAGGGTGCCGGTTACTGGAAACCAGTAAATCCATGACAATCTGTGAGAACATTGTGCGGTATGGGAGAAAACTGATTATCAGCCATGAGCAGATGAAGTACCATAGTGAGATGTTTGTCTATGGCTGGAAAGTGGAGGTCTTAAATATCCGGGCCGAACGCAGGGAGAGCCGGGATCTGCTTCAGGACCTGCAGGATATCCGGGAGGGAATCACCATTGTCCATGCTTCGGATCAGGAAAAAAGGAATAAAGAGCTGAAAAAGCAGAACCGTGCGAAGCAGAAAGAAAAGCGGGAGAAAAGGCTGGAGCAGAAGATTGTGCAAAATGGCTGGGACAGCCTGGAGCCATTTTCCCTGGATTATCACCATGCTTTGAAGTGGTTTGGGCAGGAGAAGATAGAGGTTTTGGAGAGACGACATCAGAAGTATCAGGAGGAGGAGAGGAACAAGCCCCAGCAGATGAGTCTGTTTGAGTTTATGTAGAACGGCAAGGCGTATTATCAGGGGGGGGGGCAGCTTTTAAATACGAAAGCTGCCTTCTGATTGTAAATGAATCTGAAATTATCTGAGAAAAATTCCAAAAAAGTCTTATAAGAATCCTATTTATTTTATGAAAGGCCCAAAAGCCAATGTACCTTGACAGCAGAATAGGTTCAGTTGTTCTGTAACGCAGGCAGATTCTGAGCATGTGGGGGATACGCTATGGCAGAGATTTCGCTGCCGCGATGAATATCCACTCAAAAATAGGCCCTGGCAAGGGCCTGATGGCTTTGGCAGGTATCTGGCAGAATGTGTCAATATGTCAATAACATTCTTAACCGGATTTGCCTTCAAAGCTGTGCGAAGAAAAGAATCTGCCGGAGACTTGTGGGGACTGTCCCTCACCGAAGGAGGGGAGGCGAAGCCGTGATGGCAAGATCCGGCCTGGTTTAAGCCGTTTTGCAAACGGGCAGGACAACTCCGGTGCCGGGGGACGGGGAAATACGGCACAGAGATTTGCTTTGGAGAGAATAGGACAAAGCGCTGTTTGTATATATTTAAAGAAAACAGGCTTCCTATATTCAGATATATGACACAAACGTATGCTTAGATAGTCTAAGGGAGGAATGCTATGGTAGCAGCAGCTCATACAGCAGATTTAAAAAATTTAGATATCAGGACGATTAGGCCGGATACATTAGAACATATAGAGAACGTGAAAATAAATACGGATTTACCAGTGGAAGAACGAATGATGGAATTTGTAAGGCAGATTAAGAATCCCTATTTTTTCCGTTGTGGGAAGCTGATTGTCCAGGTCGAATACAGCGATACTGATAAAACCATTAACGATTGCCTGAAGGAATTTATTGAAAGCCAGATAAGCTAAAAGTATCTGGACAAATCCTTCAAAAATTGTTACAATAGTTTCAGGAATAAAATCAGAAAAGCTTATCAACCAGGCAATCAGTTTTCTGACTTAATTGATTATGTCAGGAGAGTGAGTTTTTTGCGCGGTTATTCAGAAGGTGTTTTTTACGCCACTCCATATTATCGCATTTCAAATGACGATGGAGATCTTGCCGTTTCAGGCAAAGGGGAAAGCAACAGTATCAGCAACCAGAGAAGCTTAATAGAGGATTATGTAAAGGACAAACCGGAGATCATTCTTTGTGAGGAGAGAGTGGATGACGGTTTTAGCGGCGTGGATTTTGAACGTCCTGCCTTTAAACAGATGATGGAAGATGTAAAGGCGGGGAAGACAAACTGTATTATTGTCAAGGATTTATCACGCTTCGGAAGGAATTACATTGAGGTGGGAAGGTTTATTCAAAAAATCTTCCCTTATTTGGGTGTGCGCTTTATTGCGGTAAATGACAATTATGACAGCGCGAAAGGAAATGATGTGGAGGACAGTATTATGCTGCCCTTTAAGAACCTGATGAATGATTCTTACAGCAGAGACCTTTCTGTAAAGGTAAGGAGCCAGTTTGAGATAAAACGGAAGAGAGGAGAGTTTATTGGCTCTTTTGCTGTATACGGATACAAAAAGAATCCTGAAAATAAAAATCAGTTGGTTGTGGATGAATATGCGGCTGTTGTGGTGAGAGATATTTTTAAATGGCGGCTCTCTGGTATGAGTAATGAAAAAATAGCAGAGAGACTAAATGAACAGGGAGTCTTATCGCCGGCAGAGTATAAACGGTCTCTTGGCCTTCGGTATCAAAGTGGATTTCATGTGGAGAAGCAGGCTATGTGGAGTCCGGTTGCCATTGGACGGATTTTATCGAATCAGACTTATCTGGGGTGGGTGGTCCAGGGGAAAAGGACCACCCCCAACCACAAAGTAAAAAAGGTGATTGAAAAGAATCCGGATGAGTGGGTGATTGTGAGGGATATGCATGAAGCCATTATCACAGAGGAAGACTTTCAGACCGTACAGAACCTGATGAAAATGGATACCAGGATATCTCCGGGAAAAGCAAGGGTGTATTTATTTTCGGGGATGTTGGAATGTGGAGATTGCAAGGCCGCCATGGTTCGGAAGCTGGTAAGTGCCGGAAAGGATTCGGAGGGAAAACCAAGAAAATATCCTTATTATGTGTGCTCTGGTTATAAGAAGGACAAATGCTGTACCAGTCATATGATTCGTGAAGGGGAGCTGGAAAAGGTGGTTCTGATTGCTTTAAATAACCATATTTCCGCATTAATCAATTTAAAGCAGGTGCTGACAATCCTGGAAAACACGCCTCATTTCAGACAGGAGACGAAGAAACTTGACATCCAGATGTTAAAAATAAATGAGGAGATTGTCCGGATACAAAACTTAAAGGTTTCTTTATATGAGGATTTGACCGATGGCGTCATTGATAAGGATGAGTATTTTGAACTGAAACAAATCTATACAAAGCAGATGGGTGAACTGGAGAAAAAGAAGGCCCGCCTGAAGGAAGAGCAGGAATTGTGCAAAATAGAAAATATCCGAAAGAGTGAATGGATGGAATCCTTTTTACAGTACCAGAATCTCCATTCTCTGTCCAGAGACATTATTTTGAAGCTGGTGGAGAAGATAAAGGTTTTTGAAAAAGGCCGCATAAAGATCGTGTTTCGATTCCAATACGATTACGAAATGGCTTTGCAGACCGCAGCAATATATCAGGAGTATCAAAATCATGAGCGTAAAGGGGAGAACCAGGATGGCCAGAAAAAGTAGAAAGGAAAGCGGCGTTCAAACCAGGGAAAGTTTTAGCAAAACCATTGGTTATCAGGTGGGATTCTATTTGAGATTATCGGATAAAGAGGCGAAGGACAGGGACAGTGAATCCATTGAGAATCAGTTTGCTTTGTTGAAGGATTTTATTAAAAACAAGCCGGATTTCCGTCTGATTTCCACATTTACGGATGATGGAAAGACGGGGACGAATTTTAAGAGAAGCGGATTTGAGCAGATGATGGATGAGGTAAGAAGTGGGCGGATCAACTGTATTATAGTAAAAGATCTGTCACGCTTCGGAAGAAATTATCTGGAAGCAGGGCATTATATTGAGCATGTGTTTCCTTTTCTGAATGTTCGGTTTATTGCGGTTACAGATGGCTTTGATACACTGACAGCTACTCCGGCCCAGTTGTCCTACCTGATTCCTCTTAAGAATATCATGAATGAGAACTATGCCAGGGATATTTCTAAAAAGGAGCGTTCCGCAAAAAAGGTATTGAGGAAAAAGGGATGTTTTTTGGGCGCCTATGCCATGTACGGATATGAAAAAACATCGGATAAACATGTGATTGGAGTGGACCCGGAGGCAGCGGTTCATGTGAAAACCATTTTTGATTTGTGTGAGAAGGGATACAGTGATTCTGCCATAGCAAAGTATCTCAATGAACGTAAGGTTCTCTGTCCGGCCAGGTATAAATATGAGAAGGGAATTGTAAAAAATGCCAAGTATGCCAACACATCTGGCTGGTATCCGCAGACCATAGCGGGTATTTTGACCAGTCGTGTTTACATAGGGGATATGGTTCAGGGAGCAAGAAGAAGTAAGGAAATAAAAGGGAAGAAAGAAGTGGTTCCTAAGAGTGAGTGGGATATTGTTTCAGGAACTCATGAAGCAATCATATCGAAAGAGCAGTTTGACAGAGTGCAGGAAATCCGTATGGACAGGCATAGGCAGTATGAGAAAATGATACAAGAGAATCGGAGACTGGCTGGGAAATCAGAAAACAGCGGTATTTTGAAGGGAAAAGTGTTTTGTGGTGATTGTAAAAGGGCTATGGTAAGGAAGCATATCAAGTCATGTAAAGATAAGTATCGGTATGTCTGTGATATGCATGAAAAAACGGGACAGTGCAGCCGCAAGTTTTTACCGGAGCAGGAACTGTTTGAGATGCTTGGCTGTCTGATCCGGAGACAGATTGAGGCGGCCTGCCAGGTCAAAGAATGGCTCCATAGCAGGGAGCAGGAGGAAGCAAGGGAGTTGTTCCGATTTGAACAGACCCTTAGAGAAACAGAGGATAAACGGAACCGTCTTGTGCAGAAAATGGCAGCGCTCTATCAGGATTGGAAGGAAGGGATTCTTGACCAGGACGAATATCTCTATATGAAGAAGCGATATGAGGAGGAACTGACCGGGTGTGAAGGGGAAAGAGAGGAGCTGATGGGCAGAAAACAGGAATATATTTTGGCCTATACATCGGAGAATCCTGCATTGAAAGCAGTATCAGAACTCCCGGATGATTTCCTGTTGTCAAGGGAATTGGTTGACAGGTTGATAGAGAGGATTGAAATTTATGAGGGAAACAGAGTAAGAGTTTCTTTTAAATTTCAGGATGAAATGCAGAGACTGCTTAGAGCAAAAGGGGGAGGGGTTATCAATGAAGAGAGAGGAGAGACTGCTGGTTAA